AACTTACAATTGAACAAGCAACAGCAATAGCTAACAAGTTAGGTACATTACCTGCTAACCAATGCTATAATGAATTAACCATATTGCTACAAGCAATAGAAAAACTACAGAAGAATGAAAAAGTTTCTTAAACTACAGTGGTCAGCACTTAAAAAATGGAGTATAAAGAATAAGGTAATAGCCATTATGGCTTTGATTATCTTTATCTTACTTTTAAAACTAGAATATTGTTCTCCCAAGGTACAATATATAGACAGACATTTTACAGATAGTATAGTAGTTAAATCTAAAAGAGATACAGTCTATAAAACTATAAAGGTAAATAAGTATGTTACCATAGATAAAGAACCTGTAATTATAAGGACTATAAAAGATACTTGTTTTGACCTACAAGAAAAAGATTATACTCAAGATGTATCAGATAGCCTTATATCAGGTAAAATAACTGCAAGAGTATTAGGTAACCTACAATCACTTAAGTTAGATTATGATGTATGTATACCTACTGTATATCAAACAGATAGTGTATTCTCTTATAGGACTGTAACTAAGTATAAACAACCATTATCTCTTATGGTAGGGGGAGCTATAGGTGGTAATCAGAATACATTTGTAGCAGGAATAAACTTAGGGCTTATTACTCCAAAAGGTATGGTTTATGAAACACAATATGATTTTTCAGGAAAAACTATTACCTTTGGTGTAAAGAAAGCATTTAAACTTCAAAAATAACCAAATGACTGTAGAACAAATTAAACAGGCTTTACTTGAAGATTCTTCTTTAAGAAAGTATAATACAGAAAGACTTGCCAAAAGATTAGGAGCTACAATAGAGAATGTAATCCTAGCTAGGTCTAAGAAAACTCCACTACAAGAAAAGCTTGAGTACTTAGATTTACCTCTTACTGCTGTAGATAAAGTAAAGTTCTGGGATAATATGGCAGGTGACCAAAGATTCTCTATATCAACTAAAAAGAGTTGGCATGAACAATTAGGTCTACAGTCAATAGATGATGCATTAGAAAGCATAAGAACAGCTTTTAAAGATGAAATTAAACCAATACAAATAAAGGTAGAAGAAAGAGATAATAGAAAAGCATTATTCATTTATTTAGCTGATTTACATATAGGAGCAAAGACTTCTAATAACAGTTTATTTGCAAATGAATATAATGCAGCTGTATTTAAAGAAAGGTTACAACATGCACTAGTTACTATAAAACAGAATAAAGAGTTCTTTGGTGTATTTGATGCACTATACATAGTAAACTTAGGGGATGCCTTAGATGGATATAACAAACAAACTACAAGAGGTGGGCATGAATTACCACAAAACTTAGATAACAATGAACAGCTAGACACATTCTTTGAAGCACATAAAGATTTATTTGATTCAATAGTACACATAGAAGCAGCTAAAAGAATAGAATATGTTGCTTGTACAAACTGTAATCATAGTGGATCATTCGGATATGCAGCTAACAGATTGTTAGACATATACTTATCTCTTAAATACCCTGATATAAAGAGGACTATTATAACTAAATTTATAGACCACATACAGTATGGTCAGCATACCTTTATGTTTACTCACGGTAAAGATGATAAAGATATGAAGTTTGGATTACCAGCAATACTAAACGAAAAAACAGAGAATTATATTAATGCTTACATACATTACTATAAAATACAAACACCTGCAATACATTTAGTAAAAGGAGATTTACACCTTTCATCAAAACAAAGTGGGAAGATATTCCGTTACAAGAATGTTTTATCTTTATATGGCAGTAGTAAATGGGTACAAACCAACTTTATGGTTAATAAATGTGGCTATAACTATGAGATAGTAGATAAATACAGCAGTAGTATTTATGAGAATGAACATATATTTTAAACCATGTCTTTAACACTAGAGAAGTGCAGATTTAGTCTGCTCGAAGCAATTAACCAATACTCAGATGACTCTACTATATCATATAGGTTACTAGACCAGTATATAGAAGAATATAGAGTAAAATGGTTTGAATTAGAATTTAACAAGTTTAATAAGGTAGTACCTAATGTGTATTACCAAACATTATCTTGTTTAGATATAGAAACAGTAGACATTGCAGAATGTTGTAGTACCATAGTTGGTTGTGATATACTTCGTACAAAAGAAGAAGTTCCTGGAATAATCTCTTTAGCTGATGGAGAACTGATAGCTAAAGTAAGTGCTGTAGGTATATATAACATTCCTTTTCAACTTATAAAATACGAGAACCTAGAATACTTTGGTGAAGGTAGGTATGAGAAGAATAGGATAGGAGCTTTCTATTATAATAATAGAATATACCTGTGGTGTAAAGAAAAGTTTAACTACAGTTTAATAGAAAAGATTTCTATGAGGGCTGTATTTAGGTATCCTTCTGAAGCAGGTAGATTTAGTGATTGTTCTAATAAACCTTGTTGGGGCCCAGATACAGCTTATCCTTTGGATGAAAGAATTTGGAACTATGTAAAGAATGATATTTTAGCTAATGAATTTAAAATTAAACTATCTACTCCTGAAATAGTATCTACAAGCAATGCTAAAACAGGTGTACCAATAAACCCAAATGAGAATACTCAATAAAGACCATTATAGTTATTACAAGCTGAAATCTAAATCTCCATTATCGTATGAAAAGTATAATAGCTTCTTGTATGGTAATGGAGATTCTATGTATGATTGGAGAACTAAAGAAGTATGTAAAGAGATGGGCTTAATGCAAGACATAATACATACCATAGTTCACTCTGCAAGTATGTTTCCTATACCTTATGGATTAGGTAATATATATGTAACAAAGAAGAAAAACAGAGTAATGGAATTTCCTAGTGGTAAAATCTTTAAGAAAAGAAGTGTAAACTGGAAAGAAACAAAACAGAAAGGTTCTTTAGTATTCCATGAAAATGTACATACAGATGAGTATATCTACAAGATAAAATGGGATACTTCCTACCATCATTATAGAAATAAAACTTTATATAAATTCAAACCTTCCAGAGGGTTTCAACGTTATATAGCGTTTATGAAAGAAAAGAATCCACAATTAGACTATTTAGAAGATGTATAATGGTAAATATGTAAGCTCGTCATATATAATGAATGAGCTTTTTCGTGATTTTAAATCCTATGACTATCAACTACAAGTAGCTGATGTGGTACAATGGATTGGTGATGGCTTACGTAGGTTAAAACAACCAAGGTATTATGTAGATAAACTAACTGATGGTAACTTAGCTTTAAACCATTTACCTCTGATAGATATAGTTGATGGTAGAGGAGAGTTACCTTATGACTTAATATCTATTACTCAAACAGCTCGTGCTGAAGAAAGAAGAAGTCCATTTAATCCTCCTTACGTATTAGCAGGTATAGCTTACTATGATATAGAAACAAATACTGAATGTACTCTAGGAGATGGTTCAGCCCTGTGTAATCAATTTACAAACTGTAATTGTCAGATAGGTTCAGACCAAAGGTGTCAAGGTTGTTGTAAAGATTCACCTTGTACTACATTAACTTTACACCCAATGCGTTGGAATACTCATACATTCTTTAAAGGTTACCATAATTGTGACTTAGATGTAAGAGCTACTTCTGACCTTACTTATACAGTAAATAACAACTATATATTTACTTCTTTCAAAGAAGGTAAAGTATGTATGGCATACAGAGCTGTACCTCTAGATGAAAATGGGTTACCTCTAATACCTGATACACAGAGTGTTATAGAATACTTAAAATGGTTCTGTGCTGAAAAGATTGCTTTTAACTTATTTCTTACTGATAAATATACAGAAACTAAATTAAGCTACTTTCAAGCTAATCATCAGTTATGGTTTAGAAAAGCAAGAGCTGAAGCTAAAATGCCTCAATCAATGGATGAATGGGAATCAGTTAAAAACTCTCGTGTTAAACTACTTCCAAGATTCTTTGAGCACGATTCATTCTTTGGTCACCTACAAACTCCTCAACAAATTTGGAACCAACCAAGAAGTGTTGCATTAAATAACCCTGTAAGTAGATTATTATAATGGGAGAATATATAAGGAATACATTTGATAAAGGTTTAAATAAAGACTTAAGCAAGGGTAAAACTTCTAACAACACAATGTTAGAGAACCTCGGCTTTAATGTAGTAACTGAACTTGGTTTATCTACTTTAGCTTTAGAAACTCCAAAGGGTAATAAATACTCTTTTGAGATACCTGATACATTTAACATTTACAAGATTACTATAAATGTATTACCTTCTACAAGTGTAACAACAACACTAAGCATAAATGGGCAGGGTGTAAATATTACTATGTCTACAGCAACAGACATAACTGAACTATTTGCACAAATGCAAGCTTTTACTCAAGTAGGGTATAGAATACAACGTGGATTAAACTTTATTTATGTAATAGGAACTACAAGTAATCCTGTTATATCTTCTACTATGTTTAATACCAATGGTTCTCTAACCTTACTTTTAGATATACCTGCACAAACTGATTTAGCTATTATAGGTTGGAAACAGATAAGAGATTCCATAGCTATACTTACTACAAAGAAAACTAATACAACTCCATATTTAGACCCTCTAGGTAATGTATCACAAATATGGAAACTAGATTATAATGATGCAACAGATACAGTAATATCACCTAATGGTACAGCATTAAACTGTATAGACCATTTATATTATAACCAACGATTAAACTTATCTTTAGAACATGCCATATATAGAGAAATTGAAGGCAGGTATGAAAATCAAGACACACAAAGAATTTATTGGACTGACAATTTTAACTATCCAAAATCATTCAATTTTAATCTGGAGAATACTTTCTGCATTCCTGTAGGACAGTTAGATTGGAAATCTTCAGTTGATTTATCTATACCTATTATACAAAACATTATACCTAATTCAGGTTCTTTACCTGTAGGTAGAATAGGGTATTTATATCAACTACAGAATGAAGATGGTTCTTTAACACCATTCTCTGATGTAAGTAATCTAATAGACCTTACTGATTCTAATTTATCTGAAACCTCACAACAATACAAAGGAGCTATATCAGGTACTCTTTCTAATAAATCAGTAAGATTTACTATAAATACTATAGACCAACATTACGCTATAATTATATTAGCTTATGTAATATACCAACAACCTAATGTACCTGAGTTTTATAAATTCAATGAATTTCCCATAAGTGGGCCTTCAATGACTTTTGTGCATACAGGTAATGAAGCAGAATCTGCATTATCTTTAGAACAAGTAATAAATCCAAACATACAGTTTGATACTTGTAAAACATTGACTTACAAGTACAATAGGTTATATCCTGCTAATACTACTACAAAGAACTTTAAAGTAGATTATGATTCAAGAGCTTATAGGTATTGTGGTGTACCACCATATAACTATGCTTATGATAATACAGGCTCACCTATAGCTAGAGTATACTCACAAGATGGTAGATATAAACTTATCAATACCAACTTTAAGATATACAATGTTAATGGTACAACTATAACTCCACAAGATGTAGCTGATACAGAAGACTTAGTAAATGCTTACAATGATGAATCAGGTTCTATCTTTGGACTAAGTACTACTAATGATGTAAGTGATTGGGAATACAAACAACAATATAAGTTTCAGAAAGATGGGCTTACAATGGGAGGTTCAGGTAAGAATATTTCTTATAAGTTTATCTTTACAGATTTACCTTGCGACTTTGTACAACCACCAGCAAATAACTCACATGGAGGAGTAAATAGTGGCCCTGTATATTCTCCAAGAGCTACAGACTTTGTAAATATACCTCAAGGACTTAATACTAACCCCATTAATCTAGGAGTAGCAGGACAAGATTACCCTCAACAAGGTTATGCAAACTTAAAATCTCCTACAAGAGCTTCTATACTAAAAACATTTGCTCGTGGAGAAACATACAGAGCAGGTATAGTATTTAGAAATACCAAAGGAGAGCAATCATTTGTAAATTGGATTGGAGATATACGTATTCCTGAAGCTACTGATAATAATACAGTAAGTTTTACTAAAAACTTTGACTTTTCTATGGGTAACCATAAACCATTTGGAGGATTAGAATTTCTACAAGTAAAAAGTCTTGGTATAGAATTTACTGTAAATACAGCAATACTACCAGATGATGTAACTGCATATCAATTAGTATTTGTACAAAGGACTTTAGAAAACAAAACTAGATTTGGTACAGGAATACATTTACCTGTACTAAGAATGGATGCCTCTAATGGTCAAAATAGAAATCAACTAAAAGTAAACGGAGACCTTACAAAAGTATATACACTAGGTGTTTATAAAGCAAGTACTAATGCGGACTATTGGAATCATTACGCTATTAGAGAAGATGGTACAACAAGTGGTGGTGGAGGGGTTTCTTTTATAAGAAGTGGACTATTTAGCGTACAAAGTACTACAGATTCTGAAAATAATAGATTAGGAGTTATTCGTTCACCAATGAATGATGCTCAAATACCTCTTACTAATGCTTCATATATTAAACTACATGAAGTGTGTACAATGTATGAGTCTCAATATTTTGCAGCAAATCCTGGTAATGGCTTAGCAGAATGTTATGGGTATTTTTTAAAATACAAAGCTAGTAGATGGCCTTCAAAACAAATACGTAATTCAATATTAGCAAGACAAAATGTTACTATTGATGGTATTGTAAGTAGATCTATTGCTCCTACTGTAATGAATTATGACTTTCATAATGTAGTAGTAGCTAATGATGGAGGTACTCAAGGTAAAATCTCAGGATTAGGACAAACTTCTGAATTTATAGTAACTGCTGAAATAGCTCCTAATACCACACTAAATAATTATAGTACATATAATGGATATGCATCTACAGATTATAATGCTTTTCCATTTACTCCTTTTGATGATGCTTCTTTTGCTCCAGGAACTGATGATGCTGATGATAACAGAGGTGTACCAAAATGTAACTATAGGTTAGTACAATATTGTACATTTAATATAGGACAGTATGGTGGGCCTTGGAGAGCCTCTAGATATAACAATGAGTATATATCATATGGAGAGTTTGTACCAAGAGCTTTATCTAGTAATACATTACAAACAATACAACAGTATGGAGATACTTGGATAGGTTTATATTCTGCAAGTTATTTTGCTTTTCCTTGGATGAATGATTACAAGGTACCTAGTAGAGGTGGAGTAGGTTCTGGTTTAGGCAATATATATGAGGCATCAGACCATATGAAACAAGCTGCAATAGTATTCCCCTGTGAATCTCCCATAAATGTAGATTTAAGATATGGTAAATTCTGGGCAGCAGATCAAGTTACACAAAGTAATGATATAGATTCATTTGCACCATTTCAGTTTGATGAGAATTTGTATAACTATGCTTATGACCAACAGAATAATGCTAAGATATTTATACCTGAACCATTTAACAATAGATTTGAAGAAGAACAACCTCATAGAGTATGGACTTCACAAAACAAACTAGATGGAGAAGTAGTAGATTCTTGGAGAATATTCAGAGTAAATGATTATAAAGATTTAGAAGGTACATACGGACAGATAAACAAAATAGTAAACTTTAAAGATAGGCTTATAGCTTATCAAGATAGAGCTGTAGGTTGGGTACAATCAGAAGAAAATTCTGCATTAAGAACTACTGACACACTTGCAGCTCAAATAGGTACAGGTGACATATTGACTAGGTATCAATACATATCCATTGAATCAGGTTCTATACATCAACATTCTGTAGTTGTAGCTCCTGATAGTGTACATTCATTTGATGCAAGGTTAAGGAAGTATATGATATTACAAAATACAAAAGAAGGTACAGGGTTAAAGCCCTCTTCAGATGTAGAAGGATTATCAGCTTTCTTCCGTGAGAATGTATATGGGCCTATACTACAAACAGACCAAGTACTATTAGGTATAGGTATACATGGAGTATATGATACTAAGTACAACAGATGTTTTATGACTTTCCTTAATATAATAAATGATGATAAAGGAAAGACAACTAAAAAGTTTACAACTGTATACAATGATTTACTACAAGCTTTTGAGAAGCATGAACCCTTTGTACCTAACATATATTTAAATACAGGTAAAAGACTGTTATCTGCTAGACCAAATACTTTAGATAAAGTATATGTACATTCAGTAGGTAACTTCCTAGAGTACTATGGTAGTTACTATCCAGCTACTGTTACATTCATTTGTAAGTTCCCTGATGAAACTAACTTATTGACTGCCAGAGTAGATACATTAGAATTTTGGTCAGAGGTATTTAATAATGCAGGAGTAAACTTACCACTAGAATCAGTTACTTCAATAAAAATGGAGAATGATTATCAATCTACCTTTAATTCTTTGAACCCTTTAACAAATTCTACGTTAAAGCGAAGAGAAAGAACTTGGAGAGTATCTCATATAAAGGATTACACTCCACCTTATAACAATGTAAAGATAAAACCATATCTTCGTGATAAGTATGTTAAAGTAACACTTACATTTAACAATCCTCAACATAGATTAGTTTTACATGATATTAATACACAAATTACTAAATCTTACCATTAATGGGAAAGTATACTAAGATAAGTAAAAAGAAATATGCAGACGGAGGCCCTATAAAAGGTAAACCGAAACCTGCTATTATAGTCAATGATCTTAATGACCCAAGGTTACTAGCTTATAATGATAGTTTAAGTTTGTATAATAGATTTCCTGAACCGCCAAAAGGATATAAAGTAGACCCTTATGTAAGAAGTGAAACAGCGCAATTTGTGGTAGGTAAAGATAAATATGGAAATGATATAGTAGAAGAAAGACCAAGCATAAAAGATGCTATAGAACCTATAGGATTAACTTTACATGGTTCAAATAAGAGTGGTAAAGCATTTAATAAGTCTACAGGTAGATATGAAGATTTTTTTGGTACTATGCGGCCTGTTTATAAAGAGCCTACTTTACCTATAGAATATATACCTAAACCTGTAGATACAGTACAAGGAAGAAATATACCTACTCCTCAATCTCCAAGCAATCCTATACCTGTAGATGATATTCAGTTATATTCTGCCCATCAAAACTTAGCTAATGCAGGTAAACCTGTAGGTTATGTAATGGAAGATGGTAAGAGGAGAGATATAATGGCAGATGAATATAATGCAATTATGGGTAGCTCCGTACAAGGAGGTACTAAACTAGAAAATACTAATTATGCAATGGGTGGAATGATTAAACGTAAAGATGGCTCATATTCTAAACGAGGCTTATGGGATAATCTGAGGGCTAACAAAGGTTCAGGTAAAGCTCCTACAAAAGAAATGTTAGAACAAGAAGCTAAGATTAAAGCTGAATATATGTATGGTGGAGAAATGCCAGATATGTATGGTAAAGGTGGATATATAGTTAAAAGGTCACACGATAGAAAAGGTAAAACTCACGTAGTTATAGGCCCTGATGGAACAAAGAAATACTTTGGTGATAGTAACTTAGGTCAACATCCTAATGACCCTGCAAGAAAGAAAGCTTTCTATGCCAGACACAAAAAGAACTTAGCAGGTAATCCTTACTTTAGAGCATTTGCTAGAAAGACTTGGGCTGATGGGGGTTATATGGATGATCCTAAAAACAATCCAACTAATACTTTAGAGGGAGATTTAATTTCTAAGGTGCTTATGAATAGAAATAGAGATAAAGATTTTGTTCAAAGAGCTTATGCTGTAGGAGATTATCCTAACTCTAATATGTTTACTTCACCTGACCCTGATAACTTTGGTTCTAGAATGACACATAAAATGGAGTGGGGAGAAGATAATAAAGGACAAGCTTATATGTATCCTTCTGTAATGAATCCTAAAAATGAAGATATAAAAGTACCTATTCAATATGCAAAATATATATCTTCTGTAGGTTATAAAAAAGCTACAGGAATGCCTTATGCTATGGGCGGTACAATGAACCAAGCTCAGATGCTTAATCAAGCTAAAATGAGAGTTGGTAGTGATGCTCCTGATGGTTCAGTATGGAAAGATATAGGTGCAGGTGCTTTTGGTGTACTAGAAGGTACATTAGATACTGTTACTATGGGTGCTACTGATAAACTTACAGATGCAGCATACAAAGGATTACAGAAGATAGGTGGTTCTGATGCTTCTCAAGTAAGGCAGCAAGACATGATTCATGGGTTTAGTAGTATAGGAGGAGCTGCAATAGGTGCAGCAGTAAATCCTGCAAGTGGTATGACTGCTATAAGCCAAGGAGTTAAAGGGTTAGGTCAAGGAATAGGAAATATAAATGAAAATACACAAGGAATAGGTAATGCTATTTCTGGATTAAGTAGTTTAACAGGTTTAATACCTTCAGGTGGAGGTAACATAGGTAGTAATGGAGAACAAGAAATTGCAAATATGGCAGCAAGTATGAAAATGGCACAAGGTGGCTTAATGCACATCAATGAAGGTGGTACACACGAACAAAATGCTTTAGGTGGTGTACCTATAGGCCCTAATGCTTTAGTAGAGCAGGGTGAAACTATAAATAATGACTTTGTATTTTCTGATAGGTTAAAACCAAAAGGAAGTAAAAAGACTTATGCACAGTTATCTAAATCTGTAGATACTAAATACAGGTTACGTCCTGATGATAAACTTTCTAAAGAAGCTAAACAGATGGATTTAGATAGATTAGCTGCTGCACAAGAAGCTCAGAAAGATGAAATGTCTACTAAGTATATGCAGAAAGCAATGGCTTGCGGTGGAAAGATAAAAGGTTTTGGTGGTCAAATAATGGGCCCTATATCTCAATCTATGAATGTTACTAATGGTCAGAATACACTATTAGCTATGGGTGGAAATCTTCCTAACTATGATTATGGAGATGATGGAAACATAAGAAGAAGCCCTTATAATAACATAGTTAATGGTGTAGATAATGGCATTAACAATGTTAATTACCGACCTAGCAATGATGTAATATTTAATGAACGTATGAAAAGAGATGGTTTTAATCCAACTTTAGAAGACTATAATAAAGTTGTATTAAGGCAACAACAAGCAGCTTATGGTGGTAGCTTGATGAGTAACTTTATGGAGAAACCTCCTGTATATCAAAATCCTGCAAATCAATATGCAGGTGGCGGATATATGAATAACTATTCAGACCAAGAGTATGATGCTAGTCCTTTAATTATGGCTGAAGGTGGTAAATGGATTCAAAAAGCAGTTAATCCTGCACATAAAGGTTATTGTACTCCAATGACCAAATCAACATGTACTCCACATAGAAAAGCTTTAGCTATGACTTTCAAAAAACATCATGGATTTCACGAAAAAGCTATGGGAGGGTACTTAGAAGGTAATGAATATGATTTGGATGAAAATGAAATTAATACTTTAATAAAACAAGGATTTGAAATAGAATATGTCTAAGACTTGTAAAAAATGTAACACTATGTATGAAATACCTGAAAAAGGATTTCATTTTAGATCAGCTAATTCTGACGGGTTACAGACAGTTTGTAAAAAATGTAACTTATCTAAAAAGCATAGAGTAGTACATATAAATTCAGAAGACAAAATATTATGTACAAAATGTTTTATTTATAAAGAAGATGATGATTTTGATATAGCTAAAGATAATTGGTTTAGGAGAAAAAAAGATAGAAGATGTATTGAGTGTAAAAAACTACAATATTTAAAAAGAAGGGTTAATGGCAGAGGAAAACGAGATGTAAATAGGTTGTTATTAGAACGTTGGCACGGAATAAAAGAAAGAGCAGCTAAAAAGAACTATACAGTTGATTTTAATTGGGGATTTTTAAAAGAACTTTGGGAAAAACAAAAAGGACTTTGTGCAATTTCAAAAATAGAAATGACTTTTGAAATGAATAATGGAAGAATACCCACAAATGTAAGTGTAGATAAAATTAATAGTAAAGATAATTATACTAAAGATAACATACAACTTGTTTGTATGGCAGTAAATCAAATGAAAAATGATTTAACTATTGAACAATTATTATATTTTTGTAAAGAAATACTAAAAGAAAATGAAAGTAAAAATTAAAAAAATACCTGCGCAATTTAAATACGGTGGAAATTTAAATAATAATCAGCAATGGAAACATAGTATGGGTGGTAATATGTATGCTTTAGGTGGAGATCCTTCAAATGGTACTTCTTATTTACAATATGATGAAATGGGTAATCCCATGTCTGCACAACAAATGTATAACCCAACTAATTCTATAGGAAACCTTGCTATACCACAACCTATACCGCAATATACTAATGAAGTAGATTCTTTACAAGACCCTTACTTTACTCCACCAACAGATTATAGCCAATATCAAACTTCAGATTATTTACCTGTAAGCAAAACTACGTTAAATCTAGAGCCTGTAAATATAAATTCACAGCCTTATTATAATAATCAAATGCCTCAAAGAAGGGAGGCTACTCCTGCTACTGAATTTAATAATGCCTACTTAGAGCCTAATTTAATGGGTAAAATGCAAGGTACAGGTTTAGATAAATCTAATGCTGCTACACAAAATCCATACCCAGAAGTTGGTAATACAGGATATTTAACTAACTTAGCAGGAAATTTAGTTAAAGCAGGTATGGTAGCTACAAGTAAACCTCCTATATATAACCCATCTTTACATCTTAATAGAATGAATGCTAACCCTGCTGAAAGATTGGCTATGCAAGAAGGACGTAGAGAGATACAAGGTACTAAAGACATTATAAGAAACAATGCTACATCTTCAGGTCAATACTTAACTAATGCTTCACTTATGGGTAGTAATGCAGCTAACAAGCTAGCAGGTACTATTGGTGGTATTAGACAGAACTATGACCAACAGAATGTAGGTATAGGTAATCAAGAAGCTCAATTAAACCAACAGATTACTAGTGGTAATAACTTAGCTAAAGAAACCTTTAGAGATAACAGATTAAACCAATACAATAAGATATTAGATAGTGTAATAGGTGCTAACCAACAAAGGTTTGCAACTGATGAGCATGCTAATAATTTCCAAAACCAAGTTATTAGTCTACTAAAAACAGGTGTATACCACTACGGTAAAGTAGATGAAAAAGGAATGTATGAAATACTTGGCCCTAATGGAGAAGTAATTACTAAAATGCCAAAAGTATAATGGGAAGATTTATAGATATAACAGGTGCACCAATAGTTTCTGACTTTCAGGAAATGCCTTTAGACTTTATGGCTAAAGCACTTTCTGCTAAACAAGCTTCTTATGATAAACAAGATTTAGAGGCAGCAGCTTTACCAGGACTTTTTGGAGAAGGCTTTATAGCTACAAAGGGGTATAAAGATATACTAACAAAAGAACTTAATCCTAAGTTAGCAGAATGGTCTAAAAGAGCTATAGCAGATCCTGAAGGAGTTGGTAGAGACATAGCTAAATATAAATCTCAATTGGCTACTGATGCTAGATACAGACTTCTTACCGCAGATACTGCAAAAAAAGCAGAATATCTAAAAGATTTAAAAGAAACTAACAAACTTGGAAAAGCTTATGAAAAAGCTTTTGATTATACAACAGGGCAGTATAAAGGCCCTATAGATCCTGATAAATTACTAAAAGGAGAAGTTGTAGGAGATTTAGAAGATTTTTATGGTAATCCTATTTATGGGGATGTACATAAAGATTATACAGAAAATTTAAAGAACATAAAAGAAATAAGTATTGAAGATGTCTCTACATTATTTCCAGGATTAAATCAATATGGGGATCAATTAAAAACTACTAAGACCTTTAAAGTAGATTCTAATAGTATATATGACCCTACTGTAATTGGTAAAGATGAAAACGGTAATCCTATAACTATAGGAGAGGCTACAAAAAGAAAAGTACATCAGGTATCTGATGCTATTTTAGCTAATAATAGTGTAGCAGCTCAATACGCAAATACACCTTTAAGCCCCTTTAGAATACTAGAAGGCGCTCTTCCAAAAGATGCTAGTATAATTGATAAAGGCAGAGCTTATGGAGAATATGTATTTAGCCCGATGTCTAAACAATCAAGAACTAATAAAAATGAAATAGTTTCTTTTGGAACAAATGCTTTTGATGCAGCAGCTAAACAGCCAAAAACACCAGAAGTTTTACCGCTTAAAACTAACTTTGAAAATTCACCTTATACTTTTGATGACTTCCAAAAATCAGCACAAGCTAGTGCTAAAACAAGAAATGAGAGTTGGGTGACTGCTAAACAAGCAGTACTTTCTTTATCCCCAACTCTTTTAACAAATGCAAAAATTAGTAAACCAGCTAGTGGAGCAGTAACAGAGGATGACTTAGATAGGCTTATAAAATACTCTCAAAAAGTAAATCCAAATACACTGACTACAGAAGACAGAACTAATCTAGACATTGCTAAAAATAATGCTATTCAATATTTTGCAAACAAAAGAACTTTAGATTTTTACACTAATCAATCACTTTCAGTTTTACCAAAAGTATTAGATGCTGCTTTAAAAGATGTAGATACTAATTGGCAAACTAAAAATAGTTCTACCGATGTTAAAAATATTCTAAAAGAAGGTATTAAAAGGGATTATAAAAATATAGAACAAAAAATAAAATCTGGAGATTTAGACTTACGTTCTATAACTCAAATAGCCCCTGCATTTGCAAAAGCAATAGAAAAATCAGGTTCTTTAAACATATCTAATGCTTACATATCACTAAATCCAAAAGGAGCTGGTTATTCAGAAACAGCTACAGACTTAGCAGATAACATTTGGAGTTTAGCTGCTGGTAAAAAAGGTGCTTTTGAAGGGCAATCTCCAACTGCTGATGCGTCAGAAGGATTGGCAGATTTATTTAAAAAACAAACAGGTACTGAACCAAAAGGTAAATTAACTCCGAAAGGAGCAGGAGTTGATGAAAATGGTAGAGTAGGAGTAGTTGTAGAAGATTCAGAGACAGGAAACACGGCTATTTTTGTAAAAAATGTAGGGCTTGAATATACACCGTACATTAAAAAATATTATAAAGAAATAGCTAATTCAGATGATTACATAGCCAAACCTGTAGCATTTACAGGGTATCTTGATACGTATTTAACAGAAGTAGGACAAAAATCTTCTTTTGATAATTTCTTAAGTGCTAATTACAATGCAAACTATAATTTAGGAGGAATAAATATAAATAAATCTGGTAATACCTTTACATATAAAGATGCTACAGGTACTCACCAATTTGCAACCCCAAGTGCATTAAAAGCAGACTTGGGTGAAACTATAATTTTATCAGGAAACTAATGGCAGACGGAAAACCAATATCATTTTTAGACGCTTCTAATTTAAAAAATAGTTCAAGAAAAGCAGAGTTAGTAACAGATAATTCATATATTCCAGCTGTTACTGTAGAAGGCCCTGAATATGATTTATATAAAACAGCATCAGGTAAATATGGTGAATTTAACCCATTAGAAATATCTCCAGCAGCTTTACTTGACAAAAACCAAAGTAGATTAGATACTTGGGCTAATGGTATAGCCCAATTTACTTCAAAAGCAGGTACTTCATTTATAAATGCTGTAGGAGGACTAGAAGTTTCTAGTATGAATTGGCTTGCACAAGGAGTAACAAGAGGTGGAGATTGGAATGCCTCAGACTTTACAATGGATCCTCTTACTCAAGGATTACATGCTTTTGACCAAAAGATTACAGATATGTTCCCTGTATATCAAGACCCTGCTGAAGCAGAACAACCTTGGTATAATCAACTTAATACAGCTGATTTTTGGGCAGGTAATGTATTACCTAACTTTGGTTTTACAGTAGGTACAGCAGCAGGAGCTTACGCCACAGGAGGAATAGGGCTAACTGGCATGGCTTTAAAAGGTACTAAAACAGCCTCTGCAATAGCAAATGCAGGTAAAGCTACTTCTCGTGCAATAGGTAGAGCTTTAAAAACAGGAGAACAAGGAATTAATGAACTTAGAGCTCTTGGCGCAAGTGAAGACTTAGCAAGAGGTATAAATACTATTAGTCAACAAGCTTATACAGGTAAAGGATTAATAGCTAAACAAGTACTAGGTTCTGGTATAGCAGCAGTAGGAGAAGCTAAATTTGAAGCAGTAGGTACTTATGAAGAAACTTACAGGGATTTAATTGGCAAAGGTGTAGATGAAGCTACAGCAGATGAGTATGCTAAAAAAGCAGCTAACGTAGACTTTATGTTGAATTTACCTGTACTAACAATGTCTAACTTTGTTCAGTTTGGTAAACTATTTTCTACAGGTAAAACACTAAAAAATCCAGTGGCTAACTTCATTAAAGGAAACTATAGTCAAGGATTCGCAACAAAAAATCTACAATCTTTTATCAGTCGAAAATTAGTTTCTGCTCCAAAATGGTTACAAAAAACTGCTAAAGTTGCAGGTACATTAGGTACAACTTTTAAAAATTCAGCTTGGGAGGGATTTGAGGAATGGGCACAATACCAAGGTAACAAGGTAGCAAAGAACTATTCAGAAAGAATTAGAACAGGTTGGGATAGTGGTATGGGTGCTCAAATGAATGGGGTAATAGGTATTATGAGTGCTACAGGAGAAGAACTAGGAGGAGTAGTAGAAGATGTAGCAAGTTTAGATCCTGCAAGAATATTTGGTGGAGAAGGTGGTGAAAACTTTATGTTAGGGGTTTTAATAGGTGCTTTAGGATTACCTGTAAATACAAAAGGAGATTTTGCAGGAGGTATAATAGGTGCTTTTCAAGACAGTAAAAAAGAAGACCAAAGAGTATCTCAAAGAAATGCATTTGCAACAGATGTTGTAAATAATCTTAATGCAATGCGTGAAAAGTATGGTAAAAACAAAACTTTACGTGATGCATTAGTAAGCCAAAGTTTTTCAGCAGATGCTATAGAAGCCTTAGAAAAAGGAGATTTTTCTACATTTAAAGCTATGGAAGCTTTAGGTATAGCCCATGATGTACTTACAGCTGCTGAAGCAGGTCAAGGAGATTTATTTACAGATATATTAAACTCTTCAGACCCTATTATAGCAAGTGAGGTAAGAGACCATGTAAGACAAAACCTAAAAGAAGGGCAAGTAGACCCTTTAGCTAATCTTACAGATGAAGAAATAGAAAGTAAGGTAACTGAAAATAAAGAAAACTTAAAGAAAAACATAGCACTGATAAAGAAAATAAATAGCTATGTATCTCCTTTAAATGGCATAACCCCTGAGTTAAGTAAACAAATAACTGGTAAACTATTCTTAGTTAAAGATATAGAGAATAGAATGGCAGATGTAATAAGAGGGTTAGACAGTACATTAGATTTAATAAGACCTAAAGATCCTGAAGAAGCTGCTATATTTAATGAGCAGGTAAATGAGTTTTTTAACCCTAATAATATAAAAGAAACGTTAGCTAATGTAGCATCTAATAAAGATGTAGCAGATTTTGAAGCTAATGTACTTAATAAAGTAACTGAGTTAATGAAAAAAGGAGTGTTAGATCAGAATGAAGCTTCTGATATGGCATCTGCTCTTTTTGACTTATCAAGGAACTCAAAACTTCGTAAAGATACATTAGAACAATATTCTAAGATTGCAGCAGAACCTGAAAAATACAATGAATGGGTTGAGCAAAAAATAGCTGAATCTTCTGTTGACCAGGAGCTAACAAAAATAGTTGGCAAGACTATTACTGATGAGTATAGAAATGCAGGTATAGATGTACCTGAGAATATATTTGATGTAGAAGAAGGAAAGTTTTATGGTAAAATGGGTAACCAAACAGTTACTATAACTAAAGAAAAAGGAAAAGAACCTGTAATAAAAGTTAAAGGAGAGCCAGTAAGTGCTGCTAATTTCTTAGCAATGACTAAGTTAAATGAATTTACTCCTCTATCACAAGCAAAATATGATGAATTTGCAGCAATTAAATTAGAACAAAAAGCAAAAGAAGAAGCAAGAATCTTAACAGTAGCTAAATTTGAAGGAGTTATAAATAAGTTTAGGGCTGAAGTAGAAAAGTATGCTAAACAGATTGATAAGGTAAAAGAGCTTAGAAAAGGTTTTCAAGAAAGGTTAGCTGATAGACAACAAATGATTAAAGAAGCTAAAGATGAATTAGCAGCTTTATATAAAAATAAAAATAAATTTAAGAAGGGTAATATACCTGTATTAGAAGCTTTACTAGAAGATATAAATAAAGACATAGCTTTTGTAGAAGAGCAACTTCAAACACTAGATACACAAGAAGCAACTCTTATGGAATTGGGAGATGCTGTTGTAGCCAAAGTAAATGCTCTGCAACAAGAGATGATTTTATTTAAATCTAATGATTATGAGTTAGAAGAAAGAGTTAATGACTTGTTAGAAATGGCTAAAGAACCATTTGTACAGGAAGCTATAGATAATCTTAGGGCTGAAAAACAACTTCTTCAAGAAACAAAAGCTAGTTTAATAGAAACTCAAAAGTACTTAACCAGTCTTTTTGATATGGCTTCTACAGAAACAGATCTTCAGAAGTATTTAGATGAAATAGAAGAAATAGACAATACTCTAAATGCATTAGATGAAGAACTAGCTGCTTTAAATTCTGAAATAGCTGATTTAAATAAACAACTACTTAAACCTGAATTTGTAGAAAGAGCTGCAATATTACAGACTTTTATAAATCAAATTATAGAAGACGCTAAATACACTCAAACAGAAGATAAAAAACCTGTTGGAGCAGAACCTATTGAAGAAACAGAGATAAAAGTTAAATTTACAGATTCAGCTGCAAAACCTATTACAACAGGATTTTTTACTACAGCTTCTTCTCAAACAGATACAAAAGATGTTGATAGAGAAGACCCTCGTACTGTACGTTGGTTTAAATACATAAATGAAACCCCTTTAAAAGAGCTAAAAGATAATCATAAATTACTTGTATTTAATAAGAACTCAGGAATTGATGAAGCTAAATTAGGTGAAACCCCTGTAGATACTCAAGGAGAATACTTAGATAACTATGTAATGATTACTGACAAAGATGGTAATCCTATAGAAGTTAATGGATTGTATGTATGGTCACCTTTACATAAACCTGATAGAGATAAAAGTAAGTTTTCTTACCCAAAGAAAGAAGATGGTACTTCTTTTACAGAAGAAGAAAAACAAGAAATGTACAACCAAGCTCAGAAGAAATACATTGAGTTTGTAAATAAAGTAAGTACTGAAAAAGTATTATTACCTATTACTAACAGAAGTATAGGTATAAATAAATACAAGACAGGTAATACAATACTAGCAGCTACAGGTGAAGATGTTAAAAGTTTACCTCTAGTAGTAGCTACAAGCACTAAAGACAGAGTAGTTTCAGTAGAATTAGTTCAACAAACTGTACCTAATGTACCAGTAGGAACTGTAGTAACTGAAACTCAACGAGGTGACTACTTAGTTGTAAATCAAAATAATCTAAGCCAACAAGATGCTGAAGCTACGTATGAGTTAATTAAACGTATTGTAGATGGAGAAACTAAAATAGATGGTAAAGATTTACGTGCTATCCTAGAAAACATTATATTTGTAGGTAAGACTAAAAGCCCTTATTCTTTCTTCTTCTACCCAAACAAAGATGGTGAAGGTAAAGGAGGTATTACAATGGGTGGAAAATCTATAGCTAAAGATTTAATGGAAAGTCAAAAAGAAGAGATAATAAACTTCTTAAAAACCAAGAGGTACAATGTAAATAAAGCTTCTTTAGAGAAAGCTCAGAAGAGCCTTAATTCTAATAAGCCTGAACCATTCTTTATGCCTAAGTTGACTGAAGCAGGGTTAGACTTTGAAAAGTATGAGTCATACAAACATTTCTTAGTGGATTCTTCTGTGAGAAGTTTAGATTCAATGCCTTTAACTGTATATGCACCTAACTTAGGTGAGATAGGTAATAAGAATAAGTACTTAACTTTTACTGAACCAAAGAAAGAAACTAAAAAGAAAGGTAAAACAGCACCAATTGGAGAAACAGTATCTATTGGTGAAATACTAGGTAATGAAGAAGAAGCTCCTACAGAAGTTGCACCTCAAGATAAAATAGCTGAATACAGAGCACAAGAAGAAGAAGAAGTTAAAAAGATTATACCTAACATTGAAGATTATAAAGTTGATGGTGTAATTAATAAAGACAAGGTATTAGAGGGGATAGAAGAAAGAAAGAAAGAAGAATTAAAACAATTTGGGACAAGTGAAAAAAATACTGCTAAAAACAATATAAAAGTTTTGGGGGTAGATGAGTTTGTTTCAAGAGATTTAATGGAACTGGCTTATTCTAACGATAGTGGTAATAATCCTATACTTGGAGGAGGGGGACAAACTTTAGATAAAATCATTGAAAGAGGCGGTTATTCTAAAGAAGAATTAGGTAAACTTTTAAAAACTGAAATAAATAAAATTGAAGCTAAATATAAAGCTCAAACAGATGCTTACAATGAAATATATGATAGGTATAATAAGTTAATAACAGGAGCTGCTAAAGGTACTTCTACTGAAGTTGGTACGGAAGAAATAATTTCTACAACTCCTGAACAACTTAAAAAAGATGTTGCAGCTCTTTTAAACAAAGCTTTACAAGAATTAAAAGAAGCTAATGCTACTGGAAAGCATTTTATTTTAGGATTTCATGGAGGTAGAACCTTTGATAAAGCGGATAGAACTAAACAATATACAGGAGAGTTTAGAAACTTTGAAACTAGAAGGATAGCTGAATCAGCAGGTGCTAGATATGAAGGAGAAATGTTATTCTACACTGAAACTATAGATGAAGAAGATACATTTACTTATGAACAAGCTGTTAATGGAGCTACTGGATATGCAATTAAATACGGAGATGATACTCCCTCAATTCAAGCTTACTTAATACCTTTAAATGTAGCAAATTTTACAAATAGAGGTTTAGGAGAAGTTGGTGTTACTTATGATGATATTGAAGCTGATAGAATTAGAAAAATAGGTAGTGTAGATTTTACAAGAAAAATAGTTACAAAAAATACTACAGAAGCTCCTGTTACTGCCTTAGAAAAAATACAAGAACAGTATTACAAAGACAGGAAAGTTAGTGGGTATAGTAAATTAAACCATGCAACACCAGAAGAGTTTTTAAAACATCTTAAAACAACAGCAAAAGGTACTGATGGTAAAGCTAAACTAGCACAAGTAGCTTTAGAAGAGTTACAAAAGCTAGAAACTAAAGAAGAGCTTCCTTCGTTAGAAGGTGTTCAAGCTTTAGAAGATATACTACCTTCAGTAACAGTAAGTGAAGCAGATAGAGCAGAAGCAGTAGCAGGATTTGATAATTTCTATGGAGGATCTGCTGGAGTTTCCACTCCAACTTTAGCAGAAGCAAAAGAAGCAGAAGAAAAATGTAATGGTAAAGTAGGATAATAATTAAAATAAGAAAATAACATATATGAGCTTGTGCCCAAACTTATCAGACCCAATAGTAAGTAAACAATTTAATGAACTTGTAGCAGCTACAAATACAGATATAGCTTATCTTATTTGGGATTTGAATGGAGGAAACTTCTTAGATAAAAATCCTGATGGTTCTAATAATCCAGCATTTAGTATATTAGCTACTAAAGTAGGTAAGTATAACGCACTTAAAGAAGTAGGACTAGCTCTTGTTGATAGTAATAAAGCTAAAGGAATTAAAACAGGTGTACAAGAACTATTTGATTCTAATCCTGAATTAGCTAAGATAGGTACACAACAGCAATACTCTCAATACCTTGATAGTATATTTCCTAATAGCAAGGTAAAAGATATTGTTTATAGAAATACTAATAAAGATTTATCTACTTTTTTACCTTCTGAAGAAACAAAAGGAATATATTTTTCAGGGGATTTAAAAGAAGTTGCTCAATATAACGGTAGAAGACAAAAAGGTGAATCACAAATTTATGCAGTAGTTCTTAATTTAAAAAACCCAAAAGAATATAGAAAAAGATATGGAAGTTCTGATACAAGATATACAACTTTAGAAGAAACTATTTCTCAGGGTAATGACGGTTTGATGGTAACAGGAAGGGAAGGAAACATAAATGAAGAACTTGCAGTTGTAAATTCTAATCAAGTTCATATATTAGGAACTCAACAGGACATAGAAGGATTTAAAAAGTTTGTAGTAACCAAATCTAAACCAGCAGAAATAAAGCCTACAATGTCTCCTGCTATACTAGATGCTTCTGTAAAAACAGCGCATTTAAGATTAATGAGTGTTGTTATTGGAGAAAAAGGATTGCTAGGTGCAAGAGATTTAATTACAACCTTTCCTTCATTAGATGCATATAAAGCAATATTAGGCCCTATAGCTAAGTTTTATACACAAGATGAGTTACGCCAAATATACAATGGAAATAAGAAATACATAAATTCTTTTATAGCTGAGTTTGAAAAGCCTATAGAAGAAAATACAACAGGTAAAAACAGTAGTGACTATGTTGATAGTAATAAGATAAGTCCTGATGAACTGGCAAGCTATACTGTAAAACTAGCTTTATCTGCATTGCCTGTAACAGATTCTAATGGGCAATGGATAAAACATGATGAAAAGAAACTTGAGGGGTTGCCAATAGGAACTAACTATAAAGAGTCTTTGGATTACTTACAAAAGAAATTAGCTAATACTTTTTCTTACGAAGCTCAGAATAAACTATTTAATGAAGCACTTTTAAAAAGACCTAATCTTAGATTCCTTAATCAATGGTTTAAGTTTAATGAAGAAGTAACAACTAAAGATGATTTACTGCTAAGAACAGCATTCTTTAATACATTTGCTAAAGCAGATGTACCTTTTATTATTGCTGTACTAGGTAAAGAGTTTAGATCTTTTACTCCTAAAACTTCACGAGAAGAGGACTTTCTTAAAAAATGGGAGTCTAATATGATTAACTCTCCTGTAGTTACTTTTGATGAAAAGCAGAATACCTATGTACTTGATGTAAAGAAACTAAGACAGCTAACAGAAACTGAATCACAAGGAGCTACAACTAAAAAGATAACTACTAATTACTATGAGTTTTTAAAACTACTTGGTTATCCTGAAAATATTAAAACATTAACCAGTTCTTCTGCAATGGAAGATGTTAGGTTTATCAAAAGTCAATTAACTGAAAATATTCCAATACATGAGTTCTTTGATAAAGAAGGATTAAAGATTAATAAAGAACTATTAGCAATTACTAATGCTGCTATAGAAGCTTCTGATGTACAAGAACCTATATCAATAAAAGATAATAATAACAACAACAGAAACTCTATAGGTATACCTACTGCTTTACATTTATTAGTAGACCAATACAAAAGAGGGGGGCTAGAATACTCTTTAATAAACAACATCCCTAATAATAAGATGTTAAAAGAGATACAAGCAGGTAATGTAGAGATAGTAAACCTAGCTCAATATAAAAATGATAATAATATAAAACAAGACTTTGATAGTCTTGATGAAAGTGGTATGGCTGAAGCCTATGCTAATTTTCTTTTGGATGATATGTATCCATATTTACCTTCAGGTGATAGGAGTAGTGAGTATGCATTCAGAGTAAAATGGTCTCACGATAATTTACCCACCATAAAGAATTTGATGGGTGTAATTAAAGATATTAATGGGTCTGTAGTTGAACGAGATAAATTAATAAAAAAAGAAGAAGAAAAGACTGGTAAAAAAGCAGTACTAACCCAATATGGGCTCCCTTTATTTTTTGGTATAACTAATGAATCTCAACTAGAAACTAAGATTGCTGAAGAAGCAGCTAGTATTAAACAAAACTTTGAAAGGTTAGGACTTAAAACAAAAGGTGTAGACTTTAATGAAATAGCTTTAAGATATTGGTATTCATTTACTCAACAAGGACAATTGTTTACAGGTGATGTAACTAATTTTAAAGACCCTTTTAAGAGGTTTACTTTGTTTACCTCTACTCGTACTGCAATGATTAATGATCAGGCATTTAACGATACTTTAAATAAGTTATACCCTAGATTAGATGGTAAGAAAGCTGATGGCTACGAAAAAACCATAGTACTTACAGACCCTACAAGTGACTTTCCTGAAATGGAAAAACAGTTTAATATATCTGCACAAGACTATAAAGACCAAAAAGAAATATTTGATGCAGCAGGAGCTGTAACTATAGATGCTTACAGAGAAATAATGATTAAGTCTGATAAGTGGAATGAAGATTGGGATACTTGGTATGATTATATGACTATGAAGTCAGATAAAAGACCTAGAGTAGCAGGGCCTATATTAAAGACTATATATAGTGGGCCTTTGTTTGACGAGAATAATGAAGCTCCTAACAATGTGTATATACCTGCTGCATACAAATCAGCTTACAAAGTATTAGCCCCTCGTACTAATAATGCAGTAGAGCAAAAGATGTATGATAAGATGGTAGCTAAACAGATAGGTATAGCTCTATTTAAATCAGGTAGTAAGCTACAGAACCTTGCTTTGCAAGATATGAATGCTGAAGAATACACTGAAACCCAAAATATAAGTTATGATTATATGGGCTTCAACTTAGATACATCAGGGGAAGAACATTTAAATGTAACCTTTGGTACTCAGTCAGGTAAATTACTTACTGTAGATTTATATGGTAAGAATGCTCCAACTACTTTAAATACAAGGAATGGTGTTAAATCTAAAGATGAGGTAATAAATAGTTATAACACCCACATACAAGAATTAGATGCTTTACGCAGAAAAACATTTTTAGAGAATATAGGTGTAGTAGTAAATGCAGAAGGTAATTTAGAAGTAAGGGATGGTAATTATGATAGGCTTATATCTCGTATAGAACAAGGTTTATTAGCTCGTAATACAACAAGTGTTACTGAATATCAGGTAAAAGAAATACTACGTAGCAAAGAAAAGCTTGTAGATGCCTTAGCTGAAAAAACTAAGTTTGAAAATATGATTATGTCTATATTTAATTCAGATGTAGTCAAAAGAAATATGCCTGGAGAAATGTTAGTACAGGTTCCTGACCTTACTGGAGAACTTAAATTCTATACAAAGAATGCTAAAGGCTATACTAACTTATCTGAAATAAGAATTACTTTACCAAAGAAACTTGTACCTTACGTAAAAACATTGGAAGGTAAAAATTTCTCTGAAAAATTAGTTACATTCAACACAATGATAGCTGAAGGTAAAGTAGATAAAAGAATACTTACTTTAGTACCTTTCAGGATACCTTCACAGTTACAAAATGCAATAGAAGCTGTAGAAATAAAAGCTTTCTTAGACCCTGCATTAGGTAATACAATGGAAGTACCTGCTGGTATAACTGTAAAAGTAGGATCTGACTTTGACGTAGATAAACTGACTACATACATGCCTAACTTTGCTATAACTAAAGATGGCTTAGAGTATGTAACAGAACCTAAAGATTCTTCAAAGCTAAAAGAAAAACTATCCGAATTAAAAGAAAGTTTAAAACTAGCAACTATAGGTAAAGCAGATGTTTTAAACAGAGAAGAAAGAGAAAGACTTGAAATATCAGATACAGAATATATAGAACTAGTAGAGTTTTATACTAATCAAATAGATGAAATAGAGCCTGAACTACAAAAACTAATAGATGAGGTAAGGTATTTAAGTGCTTTTTCCACAAAGAAAGTATTGGAAAATAAAGTAATTGAAGATTTTATAGATATACTAACAAGTGAGGAACTGCAAGAAAACTTCCTTACTCCTGATAGTACTGATGTTTTAATGTCACTAGGTTCTGAGATTAATAATATCTACCAAAAAGAAAAAATAGACAAAGCTGATAATACAGCTAAACTATCTTTTAACAATGTAATTAAAACAAGGACTAACCTTCTTAGGTTTAAATCTCTTGTTGGGCAAGCTGCACTGGCTGCTACAAGTCATTCTTTAGCACAAAAAGCAGGACTTACTTATTCTAACCCTGCGCTAAGAGGTATTTATTTTACAAGTGTTCCTGAAGGAGATGTAATAAGCTTAGATTTAATTAAAAATCCAGTAGACAGTATAAAACCTTCAGACATTTTTAAACAGTTTATATCATCTTCAGTTGACGTATCTAAAGAAGGTAATGATTTTCTTGTTAATGCTAATGTTAATGAACGTACATTCCCTGTAATACAAGCTTTAATAAAAGCAGGTGTACCTCTTAGAGATGTTATGTATTTTATTAATCAACCAATACTAAGAGAATTACAAGAAAAGCTAGACAGAAATGACTCTATAGCTAACTTAGATAAGCAAAAGCCAAGTCAAGTTGCAAGAGAACTGATGAATAGCTACGGGTTAAATAGATATTATTATAGTCTAGATAAAGTAGATGATTTAACAAGATTTAGCACTTCTGAATTAAAAGGAATGCTTACTACTACTCCTATAGAAAATCTTACTGAACTACAAAAGAAAAAACAAACTGAAATATTATATCAGTACGAAATGTACAGAAAGACTATTGCAGCAGATATGAGTGAGCTGCAGCAAGTAACAGCAGTAGATACTAAACAAGGAGGTAAATCACTTGCTGAGAACCTTATACGCATGAAGAATGCAAAAGCTTTAAATGATAAAGGAGTATTTGGTAACTTAGATAAGATGTTTTCTGAAACCATTTTGAAAGAACAAAAAGAGGGTGCAGAAATGGCTTATAAATTATGGCCCAATGTATTTAAGTTTGCCTTGCATAGTACAACTAATGGCATTGATTTACTAGACGAGTTTTTTAAAGATTTTGATAATGCTTTAACTACAAATAAAATAAATGCTTTAGAAACACTAGATAGATTTTTAACTGCTTACATACTACTAACTAATGGAGTAAAAGGAAAAGCTTCAATAGGTAGTTTCTATACAAGACTTATAGAAAAAGGAGAAGCTGTAAAAGAGCTTATCAAGATGAAAGAAAAATATCCTGAAAATCCTGTAATAAAGCAGCTAGTACCTATGATGCCTGATAATGAAAGAACTACTTACAATATAAAGTTATTTAGCAGAGATTATAGTGCGTATGAAAAAGAAACTTTAATACAAGGGTTTGAAGAACTTATGGTTGCTGAACCTGAGTTTGGTAAAAAGCTTATTATGCAACAACTTTTACAGTCAGGTGTATCTTCTTCTATGAGTAGCTATCAAGATATATTACCAAAGGAATACATAAATGTTACTAAAGATAGGTTAGCTAATTTTGCATTTGACCCAAAACAAGTAATAAAAGAGTTTTATGAAACTATGTGGAAAAACCCAAACGTATTAGAGGCTAAGTTTATAGGAGGGTACAAAGGGGGAAAGCTATATCGTAAAAACAATGCAAAATATTTAAGTATTGTAGCAGGAGAAAAAGTAAATGGTAAAAATAAAAAGTACTTACTTAAAAATACAGGAGATACAGATGCAGAAGGAAATAATATATTTGTTCCTGTAGCTTTAAAAAGTAACTATCCTTATGGTATTAATATAGGTAGTATAAATATGAATCGTGGCTCTGATTTATATATACCACAAGCTTCTACTACAACTACAGAAGAAAGTGATTCTCCATTCATTGAAGGAGATTCAGAAATTATGAGTACCTTTACTAAAGTAGATAAAGCAATAGAAGATGCTTGGAATAGTTTAAGTATAGACCAAATGAAAGACCTTGAAAAAAGAAAAGGTATAAAATCACTTCAAGATTTTGAATCTGCTATTACTGATATGATAACAGGAGGTATGACACAAGAAGAAGCATTAGAAGATATAAAAGAATGTTAATATGGCTTGTATAAACGAAAATAGCAAAGAATTTAAATTGTTAAAAACATATTGGGGTTACCATATGGCTAAAGGTATGATTAAAAGCTATACTAAAATGTATAGAACTCCTCAGACATTAGCAGAAGATGTGTTTATATACCCTACTGTAACTCAATCTATACAACATTTAAAGAACAATGTAACAGACAGAATAGGTACAGCAAGATACTATTTTGACCATGATATAGCAACAGAAGAAGGTGCTAAAAGGGTTTTACAAGGTATAATACATAACTATAAAGGAGAACCTTACGTAAATAAAGGCTATACTGAAGGATTACTAGGAAAGAAAATAGCACAGAAAGAAGTAGAAACTCCTAACAAAGCTTTCTTAGAAGCTCTTGGAAGATCTTACCCAGGATTAATAACTTTAAAACCAACACAAAATGGTACTAAAGTACTATTTGATTTTGATGTATTAACTCCTATGACTGAGCCTGTATCTACTCCAACAGTACAACTCACAATAGATTTTACTGAAAGTTACCCTGACTATGGTTGGATGTCTGAAGAAAGTCAAGCAGCAATAGTAAATGCAATAGATAATAACGAAATAGATTCAACTTGTAAATAATGAAGTGCGAAATAAAACCAGAAGATTTAGATAAAGCTCGTAATTTAGGTGTAAATAAAAGACCTATAATACAAGTACCTCTAAGAGCTAATCAAGAGAGTACTCTTAAATACTTTACCCTAAATAAAGAACTTATTGAGGTAAATCCAAATAAGCAGAGTGAGCAATATCAGTTAAACTATGTATTTAAAAATTCAGAAGTAGTAGCTGCCTCTAAAAGGGTATCTCAAATAGCTGATAAAATGTACAGAGATAGAATGGGCTTGGGCCCTAAACCTAAAGTTAAAGAAACTGTAGGGCTTAAAATAGGTACATTAGTACATGAAGTACATGCAGCATACTTAAGTGCTTATACTGAAGCTTATTATGAAGGTAAAAAAGCAGATGTTTCTAAAGTAGCTCCTAAATACAAAGCACAATTAGGACTTACTGATAAGCACATAGCTAGTATAGAACAACAATCAAGGAAATTATTTGAACTAATTGTAGAAACTCAAAAAAGCATTGACCCAAAAAAGAAAGCTCTGATAATGGTAGAGAATATTGTTTGGTCACCAATAGATGATTTAGCAGGTACAGTAGATTTACTAGCACAATACTCTGATGGTAGTGCTAGTTGGTTTGATTTTAAAACATATAAGCCAAAGAAAGTATCAGCAAAAGGAGAGCCTCTTGCAGTAAACATACAAGGACAAAAAGAAGAAGATTACAGAGTATCTGCTACTACATATACAGATATATTAACTAAGAACTTAAACATAAAAGTTTGGAGACATGTACGTCTAATACCTATTATGGTAAATAATGATGGTTCAAAAGTTACTTCTTTAAAAACAATAGATGATGTTTCTGATGAAGCTAAAGCTTATTTAGAACAAATACCTTTGCTTGCAGAGTATTCTGAAAATAATTTAACTAACAAAGCTTTAAAAGAACTTATAAACTTAAGAAATGCTGTAGCCATAAAAAAACTTTCTTATAAAATGGGAACCATTGAAAGAGAAATGGCAGCTAAAAAATATAATGAGCTTAATCAGGCAGTAAAAGATATAATGCTTAAAAAAGACTTAAAAAATCTATTTGATGGTATTAGGGTTACTTTTGAAGAATTGCGTGATATGGCTAATATTCCTGTAGACCAATTAGTACCTTACTATACTGAATTACAGGCTTTGTTAAGCATTATAGAACAAGAGGGTCATGCAATGATTAATGCTGCACCAGCAGAAACAAGAAATGATTTACGTACCTCTATGCACCTTGTACAAGGACGTATAAAAGAGAAAATGTTAAATCTTGAAGAAAATATAACACAAGAAGTAAAAAGATTATTTACTTCAATGCGTGTAGAAGATAAAGAAACATTAGACCAACTTACTTTTACTAACTTATTTGATAGGGCTACAAATAGCAACATACCTCACATAAAAGCTATGGGGTTACTATTAGCCAAAGCACAAGATAAAAGATATTTAGAAATGATGTCTTTCAATGAAAAGATTAATACAATAGATAATAAAGTAAGGAACTGGGCTAAAGATAAGGGAATGAAAGTACAAGAAGCTTATGATATGCTTCTAACAGATAAATCTAATCTTATTTCAGAAATAGATTCAGCTTTTTGGGAAACTGCAAAAACAGCTTCTGATACTTGGTTAAAAGAGCATTTTGAATTGAGACCTGATGCAAAAGAGAAACATGCTGAGCTAAAAAAAAGGCAATCAAAATTTCTCAATGATTTGTATGAGAATAATAAAGAGGTGTATGGAGAAGCAAAAGCAAAACAATTCTTAGAAGAGTCTTGGGAAAAATGGGAATCTGAACATAGTTTAGATGCTTACCTTACTAATAAAACAAAAAGAGGTTACTATTGGAAACCAACAGAAAAGTCTTATACTCAATACAAATCAGCTGCATACGCTAAAATCAAAGGTACTCCCCTAGAAGAATTGTATAACTTCTTATTAGACTTTAACAAAGAAGCAGATTCTATCTTAGGTAAAGATATTAAAAACACCTTTGTACCTTGGATAAGAAAAAGCATGGTAGAAACATTTAATGAACTAGGAATTGCTTCCGTAGCTGAGATAAAAAAAAGGATAAAAGAGTTTGGCTCTATTAGACAAGGTGAAACAGCATATGGAGAAATAGATGAGGCAACAGGTGAAGTAATTCGTAAGATACCTGAGTTTTTTACTAATCCATTCAGAAATGCTGATGGCAAATTACAATTTGACCAAAAATCAAGAGACCTTGTAACTTCTTTTAAATTATTTGCTCAAAATACTGTATATAACTACAAGTATTTACAAGAAGTAGAACCTCTTATCTCTATGCTTCGTACTTCTTTATACAATAATAGTACAGTAGAAATAAAAGAAGGTGCTAAAGAGGCTTTAGGTAAACTAAAGGAGAAGATGTATAAAAAAGCAGCTATAGATACAGAGTTAATAACTCAGTTTGATGCTATAATGACTCAAGGTTTGTATGGTGTTACTACTCAAAATGGAGATATTAATCTAGGCCCTGTAAAAATACCAGCAGCAGCTTTAAATGACCTTAAACAGATAAATGCTGTAAGGTTACTTGGTTTTAATTGGGTAGCAGGTGTTGCTTCTTATGCAGCCCCTAAAATATTTATAAGAAACTTTGCTAATAAAGGAAGACTTTGGACTACAGAACAAAATAACCAAGCTAACAAATGGATTATAGCACGAGATAAAGATGCTGCTAGATTTGTACACTACTTTAATACATTCTCTGAAGATATGCAACGACGTGAAGCTTTAAAAAGCTCTACTTCACAAAAATACTTAAATGAAAATGTATGGTTTGAAGCATTCTCTAAGCCTGATAGACTTATAGACAGGGAAATAGCCTTGTCTATGTCACAAAACTATGGATTTAAAGATGGAGTAATAAAAAGATTAGAAAATATACCAGGTTCTAAATCTATTATGGAACTATTCAAAGAAGGGTATAAGTTTTCCATTGATGAGTATAGCCAATTTAGACAAGCATTTAAAAGTGCAGGTGAAAAGATTAAAGGTACTATGCCAACAGATGAATATTCTGCATACAAGTCTAATTTGTTTCTTTCTACAATGATGCAGTTTAAAACTTGGATGCCAGGTGTACTTAACGAAAGGTTTGGTAAACTAAAATACAATAACTATTTAGATACAGCAGATTTAGGTACTCATACAGCACTATTGATGGAGTTCCATAAAGAACAAGGATTAGCAATATCTGATTATATGTCTACTGTAGTAGCTCCTAAAATAGGTAGTGTATTAATAGATTTAGCTACTTTTGGCATTCTTAAAAATAGTAACCACCGTGTAAACTTAGCTAGAGCAGAGGCATATTATGAAAAATGGAGATTAGAGAACCCTACACAAGCAGAACAAGTATCTTTTGAAGACTTTGTAGAATTAAAAAGGGAACAAATAGGAAGTGCATTAAAAGAAATAAGACTACTGTTAGGCTCTTTACTACTGTTATTTGCATTAGGTTTAAAAGATGATGATGATGAAGAATACTATAAACAAAACTTACTGACTAGAAACGTATATAGAGTATTAAATAAAACATATTCTGAGTTAGCATTTGTTTATAATCCTTCAGAGTTTTTAAGAGTAGTAGATAGACCATTACCTTTACTATCTTTACTAAGGGATTCAAAGAATCTAATTGTAAACTCAGCAGATGTAATGAGAGATGCGTTAATAGGACAAAACTCACCAAATGATAGAACTCCTATGTTCTACTATACATCTAAGTTTGTTCCAGGTGCAACAGGAGCAGGTAGATTCTTAGAGTTCTTTAAAGAACAAGAAAACTATACAGGAGAGACTAAATAATAAGAAGGGCTACTTTAATTAGTAGCCCTCTTCTTTAATATCTCTAATTGTTCTTCTGTTAATACACCTTTAGGTAAATTATCTAATGCTGGTGCTATATCTCCAAAAATTAAATAATCTTCAAATAATATATCAAAGACACTTTTCCATTGAATGGGAACTATCCAAGAAGATGAAATTCTTTGTATAAGTAACTTTTTCTTCCTAGCTTTCTTAACTAAATTTCTTTTTCTTTTCTTGTTTTGATAACTATTCCTCATCCTTAATCTATGTTTACAATAAGTAACTGTAGGGCTTGTATTACTTCATGTAGTCTGTACTCTGCTTCTTGTTTTGTAGAAGCTACTCCCATATAACGCTCTGTAGGATTATGTACATATATATGCCATTCATAACTATTGCCTTTATCCAATATTCTAACTTGTGCTTCCATTATACATTATCTTTAAACCATTGTACTATTTCCCAATATAACATAGGATTATTATTTAATAACCTTTTAAAATACTCCGCCTTGAATTTTTCTTCTAAAGTAACCCAGTCTTGTTGCTTTTTAGTTTTAAGTACAGCATTTTCAAGTTTTAATTTATCAAGTTCTAAATCCAATGGTTTTAATAAATCTACAAGAGATTGAGAAGATTCATCCAACCAATAAACTTCTTTACAATCTTTTATATACTCTGTTTCATCTCCATATGAATAAAAATAAACTCCATCTTTATCTTCATTAAAAGAACTGCCAGTAAATGAAATACAATCTTTACCTCCTATCCAACTATTAGTTACCCATTTTATTGCTACATATCCTTTAATCAATTCAGGCAACCTTTCACTAGCTTTTATCCATTTCATCTAAGTTCCAATTAGTATTATCTATTTCTCCTCCTGTACCACAGATTATAATTTTACCCTTTACAATATCTTCAGATAAAGAGGGCTTAAGGGCTTTATACATCTGAAGTTGTATTTCTTTAGGTAAATCTATTATATCAGGGTCTTTATATCTATACATAAATTCTTCTATATCTCTTTTAGCCATACACAACTTGTAAATTCTGATAAATCTATTTCTTCTCCACCAAAAGGTAATGCTAACCATTCTTTAGTTCTATGGTTACAATAATAAGCTACAATCTTTTCTTCCCTATCAGTATTAGGATATGTAACTTTAAAGAATTGTATTACCCCTTCTTGAGGTTTTTCTTTATTTATGTCTATCCAATTCATATTGTTGGTATTGATATATTGTTAATATTTCTGATATAGACTTTAATCTATATATATCCTTGATAGGTCTTTTTGGTATATAACATTTAATTTCAGATATATCAGGAAATCCTACTCTAACTAATTTATCCCCCATTGGAACTAGTTTCCATTTCATTTCTTAACTTTTATATCATTACCTTTCTTATACAATACAACAACTTCATCATCAAGAGATAGTATTAGAAAGTAGCTATCAGCAAAATCATACTCATTGATAGTTTGTAATATTGTACTTGTATACTTAGGATTATTTACAAACTTCTTAAATAAAGCTTCTTTATCTTTCATTAGTGTACAATTATATCATTATCACTATCTACTATTATCCAATAGCAATCTGCTAACCTATGTCCAAATTTAGTTATTAAATCTTCATATTGTTCATATTGAAGACCTTTTTCTACTGTATATGTATGAACTTTACCTTCATCATATGCTAATATTACTAGCTTTATCATATCCATTAGTTTACAACCATTATTCGTGTGTTATCTGAGAATACTACAATGTATACTCCATCAGATAATTGATTTACTTTAGTACCTGTAACATCAGTAATAGCTATAATATCAGGTACTTTAATATTAGGAGCTAAATCCATAGAGTCTATACAAGTACTCATATACCTTGTAGTTAGTTTAGGATTACCATTACAACATATTCTACAGCTCTGTAGTAGAAGTGTTGTTAGAATCAATATTATTAGTTTTTTCATTCTACTTCTATTTTATAAGTTTCTCTTGGTTCATTACATACATTAGCACATATAATGTTAGCTACCTTATTATGGAAATGTAAGTCGTTTTTAACATATAATTTACCATCTTCTTTTGTGAGAGTCCATATACATTTTGTTGGATGTGCTAATAATACTTTAGCTTCAGGCCAAGTAGAAGGTACATATAACTGTTTAAGTCCTACCTCTGACTCATTAAGAATCAGAGGATTAAACTTTTCTTTAAATTCTTTAAAATCCATTAAATAATAATTTATAAGTTAAAATTAACTGTACAAAATGAAAAAATTGGTCTATTCCAATAGAAACAAAAAACCAATGTACTTTTTTTTCTGCCCATAATTTACTATTTATACGACTTGTTATGTAGTCTTGAATTGTGTGGGCTACAAATGTTATGCTGATAAATGGAAAAATGTTCAATGGCTCCCCTTTTGTTATCCCACTTATTATTAGTATACAAATTCCAATACCAAACACAAGGCTATAAACAGATGTATGTGAAATAAGGTCAGTAAAGTTTTTACTTTTACCTTGTGCCATTTTGTCTGTTTGTAATACAAAGTCAGATACCCAATGTATAAATAATAATACTATAATTATATATTCTGTTCTCATATCTCTAGTTTATTTCGTATATCAAATGTACAATTTTTTAACAACTTTACCTGATTTGAAGAGAAATGTTTTACTTCTCCTGTATGTTTAACTACTCCAACAAACACACTATTCTCTAATGGGCCATAGTCTATAAATAGTATTAACCATACATCACCTAAGTGTGTTTCTGCTTCTAAAGGTTGTCTTAGCTCTAATATCATAATTTTGTTATTGTATATTCATTATCTGCTAATTCTGAATTTAAACAGATTGTTTTGTTATTATAAGGAAATTCACCTGACTCTACTGTTTTTACAACTTTTGGATATTCTGATTTTGTATATAAAAACACTGACCTTAGAATTTCTCCTGATTTAATTTCATATTGTAACTCACTTACTTCTATTTTAACAGGAGTTTCATAATAGGCATTAATTATATCTAAAACATTACCCTCTAACTTCATTCTTATATTTATTTATAATTGCTTCTCTTAATTCTTTTATTTCATACTCAAATAACTCTGTTTCTATAGCTTCTTCATCAATAAATTCTACTGTATAAGTCCCATTATGATTATGAGTAAGCACAAAGTTATATTCACTGTCTGCTATTTCTACTAAACCTGAGAAATAAAGTTCTTTATTAAAAGGTTCTACTTCTAGTTCTATTTTAAACATCTTTCTTTTTTAATATATTAACAGGTTCTTTACCTTTTTCTAATAACTTCTTATCTACAGCTATTGCTGCTTCCCTTTCACTAAGAAAGTAGTTAGCCCATTTTAACCTTGTAATATAAGCTCTGTAAACTACTTCTCCTCTAAACTTTATACCATACACATATTTATAAGGAGATATACCTGGAAGATACTCTACTTTCTTTTCCCTACAAGCTTGTTCGTATGTAGTCTTATGTTGCTTAAAGAAATCTATTACATCTTGTCTCATTACCAAATAATTTCTTCGTTATTATTCTGTTTAAGTATCTTGTTTATCTCAACAAAATGGTTACATTCCCATATACCACCATTATAGCTAGCAGATGACGGATGTTTGGCTTTAAGTATGTAATTAAACTTAGGGTTAATATACTTTTCATACTGTTGAGCCTTAGCTCCCCATAAACAATATACTACTCCTGTATTATACTCACTTAATGCTTTAAGTACTTCTACTGTAAAAGGTTTCCATAAAGCTAGATGACTTTCAGGCTTACCATCTTCTACTGTAAGAGCTGTATTTAGAAGTAATACACCCTGCTTTGCCCAACATTCTAAGTTAGGTTCTTTATGTAACATAAGACCTTTATACATAGTTCTTTCTACAGCCCCATATATTTGTACAAGGCTTGGCTGCATTCTTTTACCTAATTCTTGAGCATAGCTACAACTAAATGCTAGACCATCAGCTACATCTTTAGTATAATAAGGATCTTGTCCTAAGATAACTACCTTTACTTTACCAAACTCAACACATTGAAATGCTTTAAACACATTATCTGAAGAAGGGTAAATAGGGGCAGTTTTTCTAGCCACCCCTATTTTATTACCTAATTGTTGAAACTCGTCTGATTCTATATAATGCTTTAATCTATTGTACCAACTCTGCGTAAACGTCTGAATCAACCATTGTTTTTCCATCTTCTATCTCTATATAATCTTTTATAAATTTATGTAACTCTGTATGCTTCTTAATGTAATTAACTGGTGAAGATTCTTTCAATGCAAATGTACCATAGTTGTAGAACTCCCATAAAGAGTCTTTTGCACCATAATCAAATGTTGGTGTAATAATCTCATTACGTACTGTTGCTACTTGATTAGGTAAAAGAATTTCTTTCTCTATATATAACCTACCTAATAATTCAGCTTTTGTACGTAAATCTAAGGTTACTTGTTTAAACAAATCTCTATCTTGTTTTAGTTGCTCAAACTCTTCTTGCACAGAATTTATAGCTTCACTAATCTTCAAAGTTAATTCTGTTTGTACAGTACCCATATGTTTCCTTTTGTAAGAACTTAAAGTACCTGAAATAGCACCATTGCTACATACAAATACTCTAGCACCTGCTGCATAACCTACAGTCATAGATTTATCATAGCTATTAGTAAAAGCTAGCATAATCTCCATTTCTGAATCTAGACTCTGTATACCATATTTAGCTATAATCCTTTGACCATTACTAGATGTATTATACTGACGTGTAGTCACATATAAGTTATTCTTATCTAATTCTTCCAAGGTAGTTTCTATAAGTTGTTGATGGCTTACAGGTACATACTTACCTTCTTTTGCTGGTAGTGGAATGCTAATCAGCTCTAATTCTTGTTTATTGAAATTATTCATTTTCAAAGTTTTTGTTTAATTCTATTTTACTTTTCTTATACCTTACCTTTTCTAACTTATACACTTCATTTTCAGTAGGAACAGAAAATAATTCTTGGTCACCCAATTCAACTCTACTTAATGTTTTAGTAGATGTACTTCTGAAATACAATTCTTCAGTCCAATTGCTTAGATTATATTCTATAACTTCTTTAAGAGGTTCTAGTTTATTAAGAACAGGAAATAGTAGATTACAAAAATCTATTCTATGATTCTCTTCTTTAACTATGTATAACCCTCTCAAAGGGTCTTCATAACCTAATTCATAGCACCGTAGTACTTGCATTTTATAAGTATTACTAAATTGACTATACTTACCTTGCTTAAACAACTTATATTCTTCTTTGTAGTTTTCAGGAACAGAGAAACAATATAATATATCATCTCCTGCATGAATATCTTTAACAAAGTTTCTTCTTTCCATAAGTCCTGCTTCAAGTTGTAAGAACTCTTTCTTAGGGCTATATTTATAATGCAAAAAGAAATGATTGTCTAATTCAGGGTGTACATCTACTCCAATATAAGTATTCTTAAATAGTTGACCACCAACACCTAAACCAGATGCTTTTAAATGAAGTATAGGAAGTAAAAACAGTACGGAATGATTATACGGGAATACCTTCATATATACTTTTCCACTTTTTATAGTTAGCCAATTGATTTTCTGTAAGACAATCTTCTGTAGTTTTCCAAACTTTTCTTTCTATTTCACCTTGTACCCTACATAAATACTTAGTCTCATTCCACCCTCTAGTAGAACCAAAGTAGGTAAGTCCATAACCTCTTACAGCTATTATATCTCCTGTTTTATTATGACTTAAACTATGAAATATTACAGGGTAACTATATGTACCACAAACAAACACACATAAATCTCCTGGCTTTAAATCTCTAGGGTCTTTCATATATAGCTTTCATTTCTTTGTATATTGCTAAATCTTCATCAGTAAGACTATCTTCTGTTATCTTTACTACTCTATAATGATTGTTTATAGAATTAATATAGTTCTTATATGTTTTTTCAATACCATCTTCTTTTATCCACTTTAATTTTCCAGCAGAAATTATATGATATTGTAAACTTACATCAGATTTTTTATGAAATATAGCGGGATATGTACAATTATAATGGGCTACTGCTATTAAATCTCCTCTTTTTAGTTTATCTATTATTTGACTCATACATTTTAGTTTCTACAATACTACCTTCCAAAGGATAGTACCAATTATTAGTTTCTTCTCTTATTTGTGCTTCATTAGCTAAAGCTTCTACTCTTTGTTTTGCAGCTACAAAATCTTCTTTACTTACTTTCCATAACATAGGATATTCAGGGTAAGAAGCATTTACTACAAGGAATTGAAAATAGTCCATCGTATTAGTATTATAATGGTCTTCTTCTATACCTATACCTGTACCAAATAAAGCAGCTTGTATATCATAGTTAAACATCTTTATGTTATTCTGAAAGTCCATAAGACTGTTTGTAACCATCTTTAAATCAGTTACAATAGTTTTATCACCTGTACTTACAAAGTCAGGACAAAACTTACAACCACCAAGATATTCAGAATAATACATCTTTTGTTTATCATGTAATAATATGGAAGAAGTCATAGGATTATCTTTTAAGCACTGTAGCACATACTGAGCTTTTTGGTACTCTTGTGGTGTTATTATATCCTTTTCTAGACTTTCTATCATTATTTCATAATACTCCCTACCTTCTGTTTCAAACCTTTCTCTGATCTTAGCTAATGTAGCACCTTTTATACCTTCTTTCCTGTAAGCATATTCTTCTGCTGTTTCTTCTCCAAGCACTGAAGGATTAGTATATGCTTCTACTAAGTATTCCACATAATTCTTCATTTGTGGTTTAGGTATAGTAAAAGGACGCATTATAAATAAATCTTCAAAAGATTCTGGAGCACTAACAAGAGTATCCATAAGGTTACCCATAATCATTGCTCTTGTCTTAGGTAAAGCAATATGTTCTTTATCTACATACTTCTTCTTATACAGCATTCTGTCTTTAGCAAAGAGAGAAAGCCTGGAATAACTCCAGGCATCCATCTCTCTAAACTCTTTCTGTTCTAACTCTCTAATCATTCCAAAAATCATTTGAATCGTAAGCTAAATGCTTCATTTGAATTTCTTCGTTAATTATACCAATAACTTCATACTCACAAGCCCTGCCTTTCATATTGTTATAATCTGAAGGAATTGCTACCACATCTCTTGGATTTACTTTAACCATAATTAAAGTATTGCCACTATAAGTAGAAGCATAACCCCATGAAGCAAAATGTAGACCATTACTACAAGTTTGGTTTCTATTATTATCTACAGCTTGTCTAGCCATAGAAACAATTTGCCCAACACTATTATCCATAGTTTTAGTATAGTTATCTACAAGCTTAAATTCTTTGTTAGAGTTTTCCAACCAAGCTTTAAATCTTGCTTTTATTTCTCCGCCAACAAATAAACCTTTTGCACCTCTACAGTTACCTGCTTTGTCAAAGTATAATCCTGCAAATTCTTCAGGAGCTTCTGCTGTATAATCTACTTTATCTACTTTTTTGTAAGATACAAAACAACCATCACTAGTAATAGGAAGTCCATTATGTTCTAAAAACAAATAAAGCTCTTCAATAGCTCTAAATTCAGGATTTAGTTGGCAATTCTCCCAAAACTTAATAAGAGCATCAATGGGTAATTCATCATCTAAGAAAGACATAATACGCTTTTGCAATACTTCAGGTAAAGGTCTTTCTATTCCTTTAACAAATAACTTACCTAAATCTTCTACATACTCTATACGTCCATCAACTTTATGTGCTACACGCTTATATGGAGTTAAGGCAATCCATAATTCCTCTAAATTCTCTGCACTTTCTTCTTTTTGACATTCAGTCAATAATCTTATAATATAATTCCTATGGTCTTTAGATTTAATCTTTATTAACCTAGGATTGCCATTAATGTTAATGGTAATTGTTTGTTCACTTGCAATGTAACTAATCATTGATTTCTTCTAGTTTTAGTTGATTTATAGCTACTTCTTCTTTTAACTTACCTTTTTCTCGTAAATAATCTTTTACTAAAGGTAATGATTCTGCTGTTAGTTCTATGTACTTAAATAACTCTACACCCTTCATAAAGTTGTTATAATGGTGAACAAGATTAATATCTCTGTTATACCAACCATTCTTAAGTCCTATGTCTTTAAGTTCATCTAATAATTCAGAATCATTTAATCTTGCGTATGGAACATTATCTAACTTAGTCATTATGTTAGAGTAATAAGGGCTTATCTTGTTAATATAACCATTATGTTTAATCCATTGGCTCCTTATACCATTCTTATTGATAAACTCTCTTAAAACAGCTCTGGTGACTAATTCTCTTAATACTGGATGATCTTTCATAACATCTTTAATGTGTATTGCTCTTCTTTGTGTAAAATGTTTTGTGTTAGGAACTGAAATAATATAACCAACATATTGTTTGTTAAGTAAAGCTCTGCATAACTTAAGAAAAGCATCTAACCTTGGTTTATCTTCTTGGTTACCCACAAATACATAATCTTTAAAGTCTTTCTCAGTAAGAGTAACATCAGCTCTACCCCAATATAAATCATCATGCAGATAATTAACTTCTACAGCAGGATATACACCATTTTGACGAACATTAGCTACTTTACCTAACTTCCTTTGTTCTTTACGATAAGCAAGAAACTCATCTCTCTTTGCACTTAACTTAGGAAGAGCATCTACTTCTTTCATCACATCTTCACAGAAATACACAAGGTCAGCAACTAGCTCTTGTTTAGGAGTTAGTGCAGGTAAATCTACCTTTATAGCTCTTGCATTTAGACCTAACCATTCTTGCATTTCTTTATCCCATACACCATCTTCCTGATATAATGTATAAAGATTAGGTTCATAATGATGATTATAAAAATTTACAGAAGAAGTATAACCTCTACGAGAAGTAGTATTCCAGTAGTTACTGTTTACTTTATTTACTATTTGAGAATAATAACCTTCTTCTATCAACATAAAAGGTCTGTAGTTATTAAATACTACATCTTCAAAGTCAGACCATACAAAGATTCTACCACTATCATACTTATTAACCTGTACTTTAGGCTTAATCTGTTTTTCTAAAAGATTATTAAATTCTCTGAAAGTTTTACAGTTCTTAATAGATTCTACATAACCTTCTTTTAACTTATCTTTTACTTTGGCAAACTTAGATTTTAGCAAATCTATAGTCTTACCTGTATAGTCTAAATCTTCCCTAGACAAAGTAACTTTTACTTCCCCTATGTTACATTTAACTACAACACCCTCTAAATTACGTAGATTATAAAACTCTTCTAACTGAGGATTACGTAAATCTATCTTGTAAAGTATTTTACCATTCAATAAACGTAAATCTTCACTTCTATTAGTAAGAATAAAATCATCATCTTCGTATGTAATTTCTTTCTTTAAATCTACTGATAGATTCTTAGTTTCTATGTTACAGAATAGTAATTGATTAGTAATGGCTTGTTCAAATAAATACTTATCTCTCTGTTTTACAGGTATGATAATTTCAGTACCATTTCCCCTTTCTGTAGGTTGACTAAACATCAGAGTAATACTACCTAAATCATCTTCATCTATATAACAATTATACTGATACTCTGTACCATCATAATATGTTTTTACATAGTAACTATCTGTGTAAGAAAATGCAGATTTTGACCCAATCCCAAAGCCCCCAATAGACTGATTATCAGCTCTTTTAGTAGAACTAAGGTACTTACCAAATATATTGGTTACTCTATCCTCACTTAAACCTATTCCGAAGTCTCTGATAATTAACTGAGTATCAATACCCATTAATTCTGAAGCATCAACCCATTCTATTTCCACAGGTTTATCTACTCCATACTCTGTATGTGCATCTATGGCATTACTTACATATTCTCTTATGATGGTATACTCTTTATTCTGATACAGATTATCTCGTAACATCTTAAACAGAAGTCCAAAGTTATCTGAATCTATACTATATTTAATACTCTTTAATTCTTCTGATTTTATTACGTCCTTACTTTCTTTATCTATAATCATAATTTTACTTTAAAGAATCTCCAAATTCATATTTTAAAACAGTAGAAACATACGTATGATATATGTATGCTCTCCTTTTATAACCATCTAAATCACTTGCCCAAACAGTTATATCTTTTACTTCTTCAAAATCACAATCTGGCTTTAACTCATTCATTCTTCCTTTTAAATAATCTGCTACATCCCTATAAGGAGCTGTAGCTAACATATCTAGCACTTCATATCCATATGTAACCACAATAAGGTCTTTAAGCTCTTGCTTTATCTCTAACATCCATCTCTGTTTATATTATTCACTCCAGTTTTCCTTCATTATTTCCTTACCTTCCTTGTAAATTAAATCAACTATACGTTGAGCAAAATTATTATGGTAACACCAGTGGTAAGAAAAATCATGTATTTCCATACATCCATCCCACTTAATAAATCCGTTCAATAGTTTATTTAGCTCATAGGCTTTTTCAAAAGAAACATTAATATCAGAATCTCCACTACCTGTTTCATAACAAAAAAATACAGGTTTACCTGTTCCATAATCAGGTAATACTTCTACTCCTTCAAAACTCAAATTATATGGATTTTCCTCTTCCCACTTAAACTTTAAAGCAAATTCCATTTGATAATCAAATACTATCTTTTCCATTTATTAAATCTTTTTTATACCATTTTCCTAGCACCGTACCATTGTAACTATCCACTCTAAGGCAATCATTTTTTACTTGTAATTCTAATTCACAATAGCTTAAATGCTTTTTATTGTGGCAAAATACAAGTATTTCTCTTTTAAACTTACTTTCTCCCTCTTCTTTTATTTGAGTTAGTAGAGGTAGGCACGAACCCCAATAATCCTCCCACCCTGAAGTTTTGGTAACAACTTTAAAAGTTTTTCTAGTTCCAGTAAGTTTCTTTTCTTTTGCATTAATCTTACTTCTCCTTTTAAAGAATAGCACCTTTTTACCCCAATATTTTCGTTTGGAAGGCTTATGTGTTATGCAGTAACAAAAGCCAATTGCCCATTCTGGAATATCTTCAGGAGTTATAGGCTTTCCTTTGTAATACCATTTACTCATTTTCCATAATTTATCTTGGCCCTGTATAAAATCTTTCTGATTTAACTTCTTTTTTAAATACCCATATTGTACGAATAGTATCAGTGTGGGCAACACACAATTCCCAACCTTCATTTCCTAATTTTTGAAATTCTGGAAGATCGATTATTGTAGTAACAACTTTATATTGCCATTTACTCATATTACTTTATATTAGATTCTGGGTAAGCTGTTGGTATTTTATTTTCCATTTATCAAGTTATTTATCATTTCAAATCCTTCTTCTTTGTATTTCTTTACTAAATCTGAGGGGTCTTTAGGTTCGCCTGTTTCATTGTATATATAATCTATTTCATATTCCTCTGACTGTCTTTTGGCAAACTTAATACCCTCTTCATCATTATTCAAGTAAAGCAATACCTTTGTAAACCTTTCTTTCAGTTCTGTAATTACTTCATCTTTTATGTATGTATTCTCTGAAGGTGGAGCAATACTTACATATCCTAACTTACTTAATATTATTCTATCTTTTCTAGAGCTTGTTATTATCAGTAAATCACCTTTTGTAGGTAGTTTATTATACCCATCAATACAACTGCTATTCCAATTCATACGCCACTTATTATACTTAGTAGCTTTTGGTATATATATCTTCTTTTTATCATCAAAATAATAACAGTAAGCCACGTTATTATATTTAGGAAGATAATTGTAATATATGTACCCATCAATCAAACATTGTTGTATTGGCAGAGTATCTTCTAACTCACCTATTGTAATTAAGTATTGACTCCAAAAATCTATATCCTGCTGATTAAACTCACGAGTAGTTACTTCAATAGATACGGGTAATTTAGGAGCAGGAGAAATCCTTGTTCCAGTAATGATAGGTTCCTTTATCATTCTTAAAGGTGGTTCTCCTGCTAATCCTAAATTAAAATCAACATTAATTTGGGCTAAGGCTTGATAATAATTCAACCCTAATAATTTCATTACAAAGTTTACACAATCCATTTGTGGGCCATCTCCAAAATCCTTACATCTCAATCCACTTTGTGTATTTGTAATAACAAAACTAGGGTCTGTATCTCTTCTCCAAGGACTTCTATACTTTCTATCTAATACAAATCTACCAAAGTAATTCAGGAATATATCATATTCTGTTACTCTGCTAAATACATTCTCTCTTGTTAGTTCTTCCTTGAATATGAACATTCTTTAAAATAAAAAAGGGGTACAGATTTCTCCATACCCCTTTTGAAGTGATTAATTAAAATGGTGATACAGTAGAATCTACAGGAGTAGCTGTTTCTTCTCCTTCTTTCTTAGGTTTGTAGTTATCAAACACTTGTTGTAATTCTACAAGTTGTGCTTGCTCTTTTGGAGTCCAAGAAAGTTCTTCTCCTGTTTGTGCTGCAAAACCACCATAAGGTAGGTTAGGATATACAGTACCTTTATCTGTGTTTAGTTTACCTGTAACACGAAGGTAAGCAGATGCACCTACAAGACCATTAAGAGTAGCTACAAGTTGGTCATAAGACATTTGTGTTTCAAAAGGCTTACGAAGGAATTGGCTTAGTAAGTGTTTAATACGAGGTAAAGCAGCTTGAGTAATAAAGAATGACTCACGAAGATTACCACTTGCTGAAGTAAATGTAACATTTGCTACATCTTTAGCATTATCACCTTCACCTACTGATTTAATCTCTAATTTTTCTACTGTAAACTTATCAATAGTACCTGGACGTACTAAAGTTGAACCTTGTGAAGCTACTGCTTCTGTTGCTGTGCTGAAATCTAAAACTTTGTTCATTGTTATTTGTTTTTAATTGTTATAATAATTATAAATTGTTTCTTTGACTACTCCTAAATCGTTTGAAATGTACTTCTCTGGAAAACAGCCTATGGGTGATTTACAAGTACTTTCTCCATCAGATTGAGTCATAAATTGATACTTTACTTTTTGTGTCTTAAAATCCTCTACAATAGGCTTAGTGTAAAGAATAAAAGTAAATAAGCCATCAAGATAAATAGAGTTATCTAAAAGTTTGCCTGACGTGCGGATCTTCATTTTCATGTCTTCTCCACGCTCTGTATGAAAAATACAAAACACATATAAATCATCTGAAAGATTACGAAGCTTGTCTATAAGTTTCCACATCTTAGAAGCCATAATACTCCATTTGTCAAAACCTTTCTCCAAAGCTTTATTCATCATCTCGAAACTCATTATAAATCCCATGTCATCACACACGATGTTTTTTATGTCTTTCCTATTGGCTGCCACATAATCTATAAGCTTACTTATTTCTTCTGCATTAGAGCCTTGAAAATAATTACCTCCTTCAGATATTTTCTTATCTTTTGGGTACATTTTGTTAGCTCCTCTTGCAGGAATTGGTTTGTTAGACACATTAATGTAAAGTGTTTCAGCAGGATTTAAACCTTTAATACCTGCTTCTTCTGAAGGAAATATTGAGGTACTTTTACCTTCACCTGAAGTACCAACTATTGCGATGAGATTACTCATTATTGAATAAAGTTTACAAAGTTAATTAATTTACCTTTAAGAAATTGAATCTCTTCATCTGTCCAAATAGATGTTTCTACTAACTGATTTTGACCTTTCTCACCTTTCATCCAATACTTAAGTTTTAGACCTACAGTAGTGTTTAATACATCTACTGCATTAAGTAATTGTTCAGGTGTTTTTACGTTAGTAAACTTATCCAAACTTGGATCAAATTTTACTTTTTCCTGTACAGGAGTTTCTTGTGTTTCTACTTGTTGTTCTTCCATTTTTAATTGTTATTTATTTGTTAAACATTTTCTTCAATTGCTTGCCTTTTCATTTCTAAAGTCTTAATTAACTTTTCTATAATTTCTAAAGAGTTCTCTTTAGTTTCTTTAGGAAAACTAAGTGTGCCATTAAAAATCTTATCATCTTTTACTTCTTTTACTTCGTAAGTTACTTTTAATCCTTCCATTATTTATTTGTTATTTAATGATTTTTTCCATTCTTTAAACTTATCATAATTTACTTCTTTTGGAGAAGGCAATTCAAAGAAATTACAACAATCCCCTACAAATCCTAAATCTAGGTTAGTAGAACCTCTACCATTCCTATTTAAGATTATAGAAAGCTCTCTGTAATTATCTCTCATTACATCTATATTATACCCAGCATACTCAGCTAAATTGTACCTTACAGGCGAGAATAGGCCTATAAGCAAATTGCAGTCACGAACGGTGGTCTTACAGTCTGCTAGCCCATCTTGTGAAGGTCTTAGCTTCTCTACAATACTATCACCTTTAAAAGTAAACTGTTGCTGTTCTTGTGAACCTACTTGTTGCTGTATATTAACTACTGTATAACCAAAATTATCTCTCATCTTTAACCCATAATTACTACTATAATCTTGCATAGCATCTCTTAATGTACCTCCATTTTCTGTACCTAACAAACTTAAGTGGTCAGTAATTACTATTACATATTCATCGGGATCATTGGGCTTATAAGTATCATAAATAGTAGTTGTAGGATCAACCTTTGAACCTTTGAAATAAAATGTACCATTTGCTTTTGCATATTCTCTTACATGTTTATAAATCCCTGTAGGATTTTTGATGTGTCCAATAACTTCAACTGTACTTTCAAATAATTCAAAATATTCTTTCTCTGCTTCTATCTTTTTAATTACATCTTCATTTATAGTGTAATCTTTAAAATAAGAATAGAGATTCTCTGGACTTACTGTAATATTATATACTTCATTTAATCTTTTAGAAATAACTTGTAAACATAATTCCTCTTTACTAATCTCCAAAGAAAAGTAGAATATCTTAAGTTTAATATGTGGATTCTGTAATTTATACTTAAGTGGTTGATACATAAATAAAAAGTTGGCTATCATTGATTTACCTACCTTTGATGAAGCAGTAACTATAACCATTCTTTTCTTCTGTATTCCTGGAATTACGCTATTCAGTTTAGGCAAATCTAACCAAGGTATACCTAGTAGTCTACCTGATTCTTTAATCTCCTTATTCTTCTTTATTGTATCTACTACTTCTTTAAACATTATAGTCTGTCTTCTTCTACTTTATTAACAATAATATCATCTAAATACTTCTCATAAGTCCTCTGATTAAGCCAAGTCTTTACATCTTGCATATAGGTTAAACTGTTACCAGCTCTTCTATAATCCAACTCTCTGTCTAAAGCAGCTATT